TAACATTCCATTGAGTATTAACTGCTTTTCAATAAAAAATACTTTTGCAAACCCTTTATCATGTTGTGCAATACTAATTGAGTTATCAATTAAGTCTGCTAACTTAATAAGCTGTGCCTGATGTGGCGACGAATGAGTATGTGTTCGATCTATTGCTTTACGAACTGCACGATTACCATCATCGAGTTTACTTTGATCAGTTAACCAAAACACCAAGTCTGCAATTTCAGTACCAAACTTGATGCAAATATCGTCAAGTGTTACGTCAGTATCTTCGACTACGTCATGTAATAATGCCGCGGCCTGTTGTGCTTCAGTTCCACCATGTTGCTTAACAAGGTTGGCTACTGCAATAGGATGAACAATGTAAGGCTCGCCTGTGTATTTGCGAACCTGTCCATCGTGTGCTTTTGTAGCAAAATCTAGTGCTTTATCTAACATGTTACCTCTAGTTTAAGTAAAGTGGACCTGTCCACTGGATTTTGTAGTCACCATCAATAATGTTGCCACGTGCTTGGTTACGAGCAGGAGCATTCCAGCCTGCCGCTTTCAAAATATCGCCTTTGCGAAACTTGTTATCTTTATCAGTGTTTACAACAAAACCCCAAACACTTCCTTTTTCGTTAAAAATCTTAATGTACTTAACGCCTGTCTTATAAGACATATTTTCTTTAAAACGTTTGAACATATCAATCTTAACTGAGCTCTTTTCAGTTTCACCAGCGGCTTCAGAACAAAGTCCCTGCCAAGTTGCATAATCATTAACAATATCTTCAATAAGTGTTTCAATTTGCTGTTGCATTTAGTAGCTCCCTTGTTTCTAACTATAACTTATAATAGCATTATATAGCGATTTGTCAACCTTTTTAGCCATAAAAAAACCCTTGCAGAACAAGGGCTTAGAAAAAAGTTTAACTTTTTTTAAAAATCTAGTACAAATTCTCGTTGTTTTTGATCTTCATCAATACTAATTATATTCAAATCTTCTTCAATATCAGCAAATTCTTCTTCAAGTGCATTTTTTACTTCACGTTTGTCTTTAGCAATCATCACAACAGTTCGTTCAATAGTGTGTTCCGAGGTTGAAAAGTTTACAATAAATTTGTGTTTCATAATCAGTACTCCTTTAATATAGTTCTTATTATACACAATCTTCATAACATTGTCAAGTCTTTAATCTATTTAATACCCTTTTATACATTTTTATATGATTGTCATCAAAACCTTCAACAGGTTCAAGTATCTTATCAATTTCAATAATTGGTGCTTTTTCACGTGGACATGCTAATACATTTATAACACCACTGTTGGCAAATATGTTAACTGGATTTCCAAAATAGTTGTATGGGTTGTAATTTCGCACTGGCAACCACCACATTAGATAGTCTCTGCGATTTAGTTGTTCCCAAATCTTTTCAATGTGTGACTGACTATTGTTTACTTCAATTAGCATACTTGGTCTATGTTTTATTATAGTTGCTTGAGCACCTGAAAGTACTTGTGGTTCATAACCTTCAACATCAATCTTAATAAAATCAACTTTTTCAAAAGGTAAACTATCAAGACGTACTGTTGGCACTGCATGATACTGTGCATTTGGATTTCCTTCAAGTAAACTACATTCTCCGTAATTACCTGGCTTTGATGGATCAAATGAGCTTATAAAAGCAGTTCCGCCTCTATTGCTAACTGCATTACTGTATATTTGTACATTTTTGCATCTGTTCTGTTGAACATTAAATCCTAACAATTGCCGGTTAAATTCGTTTGGTTCAAAACTGTGTACTTTCCCTGTAAATGCATGTCTACTAAACCAAACTGTGTGTAATCCTAAGTTTGCACCAACATCAAGAGCAACAAAATTTGGTTGTATTAGCAAGTCCATAATTAGGAATTCGTTTTCACAATATTCACCATACAGATCTAAACTTTGCCCAATAAACATGTCGTTAGCAAAATAACTAAAAGTTCCGTGTTTACATCTTTTTGTTTTTATCTTACTCAATGCCTAACTCCGCTTTTATCCAGTCTTTGCGTTCAATGTCAGACTCTTCACAAATATCGCCAATTTGTACTTCAATAACTTTACAACTCTTATTAGTATTGTTGTAGGGCATATGCCAATCACCCTTACAAATAGTATACGGCGTACAATGTGCATCTAAGACTACTTTTGTATGATAATCTTGTACTATTGTGCATGATCCTTGTACTACATTCCAACGTTCATCACGGTGTTTGTGTCTTTGGAAACTTAACTGTCCTCCTGGAAGTATTTCAAGTTCTTTAACTTTATACCCAGCACCTTGATCAATAACTCTATACCAGCCCCATGGACGTTTAACTACTTCACCCGGCCATTTTGCAAGTATCCAACTACTACTATTTTGTTTGGCAATTCCACCAACTGCAAAAGAAAAGTCCACATTAGGATGATCTTTATAAGTTGCCATTTCAGGAATATCATCTTCGGTGCGATCACCGCCGTTGGCAAATATTAGTCTTTGGCCGTGTGCAGTTGTACACAATAACTTAAAAATTGCACCACAACTACTACCATCGCTATCATCAAAAGAAACTACATCATCAACCATTTCAAGACTTCGGATAATTTTGATCCTTTCTTGATATGGTAAAAATGGTTTTCCTTTTTTGCGGGTTAGCCAATCGTCAGAATTTACTCCAACAATTAACTTGTCTCCAAGTTCTTTTGCTGAATTAAAATATTCAATATGTCCGGAATGTAAGGGGTCAAATCCACCGGTAACTAATACTATTGCCATGTTAATATTAGTTATCCAATATGGATTTGTACATCAACAAAGGTGAGCTTAGAAACTACTGTAATCTAATGTTGCACCATTAATCCAGTCTAGTAGTAAACCTTTGTTGGTTAAGTAATTATACTTGTTTAATTGTTGTTGGCAAGATACAGGTAATAACTCACTATACTCAGATAGTGGCTTCTCGCCATGTCCAAATACTTCATCGGTATCTTTGTAAACTATTGCACTAATAATATTAGTGCCAGGTTGTTTAGTAAAGTATCCTTCTTTACAATTAAAACCACTTAGTACAAGCATATAGATTAAATGTATCATAGTAATACTATGTGGTGCTTCTTGATATACCCTGTAATCAGGATCTCCATAAAACATGTTAGATGTTGCTGGAAAACTTAAACCAAGCATGCCGCCATCAGTGCAAAACTCGTTCATCTTGTGTAAAAATTTTAGTGGATCATTTGTTGAATGTAAAACGTTGTGAGACCATACTACATCAAACCGGTTTTCAAACTCAGTTGTATATAAGTCGCTTTGTTTGAACGTTAGGTTCTTTGGCAACTCATAGTCAGAGTTAATGCTATTTTCTTTATCCAATGCAGTAACGTTGATGTTTAACGGACGTGGGTTATCTTCATCCATGTCAGTAGCCGTTGCCCACCACAGAGCATCATGTCCGTCTCCGCATCCTACATCAATTACAGAATCAATGCTTTCCATAAATTCATAGAACTGAGCCAATGTCCATAGTATATCAAGACTATGCGAGTGACTAGCACTCTTATTATTCTGTAAAAAATCCATTATTTAACATACCCCGAAGAAAAGACATATTCACATCTTCTAACTTTAATGATGCATTATTTAATTTATCAGACAGTTGTTTCTGATTAATTTGCATGTAATTTTGTTGTAAGTCTCTGATAAGTTGATCTACTATAAACTTTTGCTTTTTTATATCCGAGCAACTTTCAAATGTTTCAATATGATTGTTAAAATCAATATTAAATTTGTTGTATTCGTTAATTAGATTAACTGTTTGTTCTTGTAAACTAGAGTGTAACATCTTCCATACCAGCAGTCCTTAAACGTACAATGTGTCCTAGTTGCCATTGTTTGGCTTCTAGTCCTTTCATTATACCTAAATATCGATTACGAGCTAATGCAACTTCATTTACTAAAGTTTCAAAGTCAATCACTTCGTCTTCGCCATCTACATACTTTTCTGCATCACGACTTGACAATGCACGAGCATAACCTTCTAGGTACTTTTGAAAGTGTTTGCGTCGTATTTTTCTTAATTGTATATTAAGGTAGTTAAGCACCGCTTCAATCTCTTGTAGTTGATTAAAACGGTGCTCTGTAATACCAGGCAGGTCTCTAAGATTACGTTCAACATTTCCGTTGATACTTGATTCTTTCTTTGCATTTAGCATTTCTTTTTCGCAATATTCAATAAATGCTGGAAGATTTGAAAGATTATTAGTTACCTTGCCATACCAACTCATTAGTCATCCCATCCATAATTGTCTTCGTCTTCGTTGACATCATCATAGTCTTCGGACTCGCCGAGTTCTTCGTTAACTGCATCTGCCATGTTTTTATCACATTCGCGTAAAGCAAACAATATTTCATCAGTTGCTCCTGCGTCAATCAGTACATTAATTACATGATCAGCGGCAGATTGCCTATCCTTAGCAGGAACATATTCTTTAACTATGTTCCAAAAATCAGCAAACAAGTTATCATCCATGTTTTACTATTCCTCTGGTTGTTGTTCAGGTTCTGCTAGTACTTCTTCTGTTACTTCTTCAGCAAGTTCATTTCCTTGTAGTGCAATGTCTTCCATTACTGTATCAAGTTTTTCACCTACCCAGTTTTTACGAAATTCAATAATAACTTCACCTGTACGTTTGCTAATGTATTCAAGCCTATTTCCACTTTTCTTTAGTAGTCCGGCTTTTTCAAAGATATCAACAAGTCCACTATAAGGATTCATTCCTGTCTCATAAGGAATTTCAACTTGCACACCTTCAAACGGTTTTGCATAACGTGTTTTCATTACCTTACAAGCGGCACGAATACCATGTACTTGTGATGTTTTAACGCCATCGGCGTCAGTTTTTAGTTTAAGTTTCTTCATAGCAACAACGATACTACTTGCATAGATAAAGCCTTGTCCACCTGAAATCTTATCATCTGGATCAAACATATCTTGCGACTGGTAAGTGTGGTTAGTTGCTACTAGTCCTACGTTGTAACTACCAAACATGTTTACACAATTCGTAACAAGTGCTTTAAGTGCTTTAGCCTTACGACCCATGTCACCTTTCATGTCACCACCTTCAAACTGATTAAGTTCAGTTGGTGTCATCATCATACCTAAACTATCAACTACAAATAATACCTTAGGACGTTCGTCGTCGGGCATTGCTTTATAATCTTTCATAAAAGTACTAACTGTTTTTGCTACATCATCTAACATTGCCATGTTAAGTTTAAGAAGTTTTTCTTCGCTTGTGTCAACATTTAATGCTTGTAGCCATGATTCATCGAGTGCATTTTCACTGTCAATTAGTACAACAAAAATGTCTTGTTCTTGTGCGGCTTTAATAATATTTCCGCTGGCGATATAACTTTTACCAGCACCTGATTCTCCAGCAAATACTGTAACTTTACCTAAAGGAATTCCTTTGTGAAAGTCACCACTTACTAGATAGTTAAGTGCATAGTTACCAGTACTGATCCAGTCTGTTGGATCGTTAAAACCAACTGATAAACCATCAATACTTTTTGTGATATCTTTTCTAAATTTACTTATGTCAAATGGTCTTGCCATGTATTTCTCCAATGGTTAAAAGGTAGAGGGAGCGAACTCCCCCTACGTTCTATTTCTAGTTGCTTTGACGAGAGCGGATCATTGCAAGAATGTCTTCGGCACGTTGGCCGGTTCCTGCTGGTTCTGCCGCTGGAGCAGATGCCACTGGTGCTGCAACTGGTGCAGGTGTTGCTCCCATTTCCTCAGGCGTTGCAACAGGTGCAGGAGACGATTCTACTACTGTTGGTTTTGCTTGTGGAGTTGGAGCAGGAGTGGATCCACTTGGTGCTGATACGCCTGCTGGACGATAGTAACTACTATACTTTGCAGGATCGTATGGCTTGCCGTCAACACTATCTTCAAACATTTGTTTAATGATTGAAAGTTCTGTTTCGGAAGGTTTGTTTGGCAAGAAGTCGTTTAAGTCAAACAAGCCGTTTGTATTAACTGCGCCTTGCTCTTCTTCGGTGAGTGCAGTTTCTTTACGAGCCCAATTACTTGTGCTATAGTCTGCATAACCACCTTTTGAA